CATACTAGGCGATACAAAAGATAGAATTGTTGCCTCAGATACAGATAGTATTTACGTAACACTGGATGACCTAGTAGAGAAAACTTGTAAAGGTAAATCTAAACAAGAGATTGTAGACTTCTTAGGTAAAGTATGTGACAACAAGATTGAACCATTTATTGAAAAATGTTTTGATGAACTTGCTGGTTACACACAAGCATTTAGAAATGCAATGGTAATGAAACGAGAAGTAATTGCTGACAAGGGTATATGGGTTGCTAAGAAGAGATACATGTTAAACGTACTTGATGATGAAGGCGTTAGACTTGCAGAACCTAAACTAAAACTTATGGGCATTGAGGCAGTTAAGTCATCAACACCACAAGTATGTAGAGACAAGATTAAACAGGCCATTAAAATCATAATGGGTAAAGAAGAAGGCGACCTACATAAACACATTGCAGATTTCAAAAAAGAATTCTTTACAATGTCAGCAGAACAAATTTCCTTTCCTCGTTCATGTAATAACTTAAAGAAGTATCGTTCTTCTAGTCAGATGTTTATTAAAGGCACACCAATCCATGTGAAAGGTGCGTTGATTTATAACCATGAACTAAAAGAAAGAGGTCTTGGTCAAAAGTATCCTTTCATACAAGAAGGTGATAAGATTAAATTCTTAAAGTTAATACCTGCCAATCCATTTAAGAATGATGTGATTAGTTACATCACTACATTGCCTACAGAGTTTGCATTAGAACGTTACATAGATTATAATGTTATGTTTGATAAAACATTCTTAGACCCAATGAGATTTATTTTACAGGCGATTGGTTGGGAAGCAGAACCAACAGCAAACTTGGAGGCATTCTTTGGATAATCCAGTAAACATATCAGGTCAATTGTTAGAAGATAAAGTAGAGGACTATTGTAGAGAAAACAATATCTCTTATCAAAGAGCAAAACCTGGTGCCCATGCCATAGATTTCATAATAGAAACTTTACATGGTAAGGTGTTTGCAGATTGTACGAATCAAAATTCAGTTGGTAGTGTAGAAGAAAAATTACCACACAAACTATGGAAGTATCATAACAAATATGGTTATAGTAATGTGTGTATAATCAAAGGTAGCCACAAAATTAGTCCTACTGTACTCATGCATTGCAATGAATTAGCCAGGACAAAACAATTTGAACTAACGTTTAAAAGTTGTGAAGAGTTTTGTAATACATTAACAAATAAAGAGGAGAGTTTCTTTGAGTAACTTTCCAAATAAAAAATATGGAGTAATATATGCCGACCCGCCGTGGTATTTCAAAACTAGAAGTGATAAAGGAAAAGCAAAATCACCTGAAGCGCATTATGATTGTATGTCTCTCGCTGATATTTGTAATCTGCCTGTTCAATCTATAGCTGATGATAATTCAGTCCTCTTAATGTGGGTATGTGACCCTATGTTAGACCAAGCATTAGAAGTTATTAAGGCATGGGGATTTAAGTATAAGACAGTAGGTTTTACATGGGCAAAAACTAATAGAACTAAACTAGGTTTCTTTACCGGTTTAGGATATTGGACAAGAGGTAATCCTGAGATGTGTCTATTGGCCACCAAAGGAAAACCAAAAAGAATTCATATGGACGTGAAGCAACTAGTAGTTGCTCAAAGAAATAGACATAGTGAGAAACCACTATTACACGAATCAATAGAAAGACTAGTTGGAGGCCCTTACATTGAGTTGTTTGCTCGTAAGAAAACCCGAAAAGGCTGGGACTTTTGGGGCAATGAAGTTTGAGCTTGCCATTAGCGTTATTATGTAGTATAATGATACTCGTAATACCAATTTTAATGATGTGGATGTGGAACAATGAAAAACCTAAGTAAAGAAGAAGCACTACACTGTGCTAAAATCTTTAACGATTACTTTGGTCAGTTTGACAGAATAGACCAATACTCTCTTCCTGGTCTAGGTTTTGATTCAGATATGTTTGATGACTTTTCTATTTCACCAGAAGATATGGAGTTAGAGATTGTTGAACTAGACAATCATACATGGGACACCTGTATTAATATGATTAGTAGTCATAGTAATATGGTAAGTATTCCTGGTAAAAGTTTAAAGTTGGCTGTCAAAGAGAAGAAGACAGGCAAATGGGTAGGTTTTATGAGATTTGGTTCTCCAGTTATCAACTGTAAACCTCGTAATGTAATGTTAGGTAATGTACCTGACCTTAAAATATTTAACAAGACAGCAATGATGGGATTTGTAATCGTACCTTGTCAACCATTTGGTTATAATTACCTTGGTGGTAAGTTACTTGCCGGTCTATGTTGTTCACATTGGGTTAGAGAAAAACTTAATGCAAAGTATGATATGAATTTAGTATTGTTTGAGACTACATCACTGTATGGTAATACAAAAGGTGCCTCAATGTATGATGGTATGAAACCATTTTTAAGATACAAAGGCAATACAATGTCAGATTTTATTCCTATGTTACATGGTAAACCTTACTTAGATATGGTTGCTTATGTAGAAAATGTTGTAGGCAAAGGCACACTAGTTAAAGAAGGTGCTTCAAGTCGTAAACTTAAAATGACCACTGGTATTATTGGTCTAGTAAAGAAAGCACTTGAAGGTGATGACTTAGAAAAATTTAAACTTACGATTGCAAATGCTAAAAAACTTACTGAACAAAAAAGATACTATGCAAGTAGTTATGGTATAGAGAACTATATAGATATAGTAAATGGTAAGACCACCGAGATAAAGAAAGCAGAGAACTATGATAGATACAATGTCGATAGTATCATTGCATGGTGGAGAAAGTTAGCAATCAAAAGATATAACAAAATCAAAGAAGAAGGCCGTCTTAGAAACGACCTAGAGGTCTGGACTAAAGATAGTAATATAGATATTATTAGATAATCCTACGCTTGACTTTTATGATAAACTATGGTATATTAGTAACAATGAAGGAGAAAATATGAGTAATTTTTTAAATGATATAATTAAAGAGACAGGTAATGAATATGCCACACTAGTAAGTGATGGTGTAGACGGTGCTGACGTTACTAGTTTCATTGACACCGGAAGTTATGCTTTCAACGCTTTACTTTCAGGTTCAATATTTGGTGGTATGCCAGCAAACAAAATCACAGCAATCGCCGGCGAAGCCGCAACCGGAAAGACTTTCTTTGCATTAGGTATCTGTAAAGCATTCCTAGATAAAGACCCCGAAGCAGGTGTTATTTACTTTGAATCAGAATCAGCAATCTCAAAACAGATGATTGAAGATAGAGGTATTGATAGTAAAAGAATGGTAGTTGTACCAGTTGCAACAGTGCAAGACTTTAGAAGTCAAGCAATCAAAGTGGTTGACAAGTATGCCTTACAAAGTAAAGCAGAAAAGAAACCATTACTATTTGTACTTGATAGTTTAGGTATGTTATCTACTACAAAAGAGATGGAAGATACTGCTTCAGGCAAAGAGACAAGAGACATGACAAGGTCACAAATTGTTAAGTCAACGTTCAGAGTATTGACATTGAAATTAGGTAAGGCTGGCATTCCAATGATTATGACCAACCATACATATGATGTAATCGGTTCTATGTTCCCTCAGAAAGAAATGGGTGGCGGTTCAGGTTTAAAATATGCAGCCTCTTCAATTATCTATCTAAGTAAAAGAAAAGAAAAAGAAGGCACAGAAGTAGTTGGTAATATTATTCATTGTAAAAACTTTAAGTCACGTTTGACCAAAGAGAACGCAATGATAGATGTTAAGTTGACATACAAACGTGGACTTGACAAATATTATGGTCTTATTGAACTCGCTGAAGAAGCAGGTGTATTTAAGAAAGTATCTACTAGATATGAAATGCCAGATGGCACAAAAGTATTTGGTAAGAATATTAATGATGACCCTACGAAGTATTTTACAACAGAAGTATTAGAGAAAATTAATGACCAAGCAAAAAGAAAATTCTCCTACGGCCAAGACGAAGAGTAAACGTTATACATTCGCTCAGAAAGAAGGAGATGAACACTCTTGTGTAAAACTCCTTGAAGGCGAATACGAAGACGTAATCTTCCATTATGGCAGAGTAGCATTTGCACCACCAGAAGAAGAGAAACCTGATGGTACATTGCCTATGAAGTTTGACTATACGATTGACAGAAACCCTAATGATTTAGAGTTGCTTGATAACAAAGACTTTATAGATTACATTGGTGATATTTTATTAGAAATTTTGGCAGAACAAATAGAAAATGGGACAGTAATTAATGAGTAGAATAGAGCAAACAATTATATCAAACTTTTTTTATAACGAAGAATATACACGTAGAGTATTACCCTTTGTTAAAGAAGAATACTTTAATAATAGGACTGAAGCAATCCTATTTAAAGAGGTATTCCAATTTGTTGAAAAGTATAATAACTTGCCTACGAAAGAGGCCATCTCTATTGAACTTAATACTAAGAGAGATATTAACGAAGAAGAGTTTAAGTTAATTAAAAATTACATTGGTACCATAGAATCTACCGAAGTAGATACAGAATGGTTAGTAGATACCACAGAAAAGTTTTGTAAAGAACGTGCCGTACATAATGCCGTACTTCAAGGTATTAAAATCTTAGATAAGAAAGATAAAAATAATACACCAGAATCCATACCTCATATACTCTCAGAGGCATTAGCTGTATCATTTGATAAGTCAGTTGGTCACGATTACATTGAAGACGCAGAAAACAGATTTAAATGGTACCATACTAAAGAGAAGAAGTATCAATTTGATTTAGATTACATGAATAGAATTACCAAAGGTGGTGTTCCAAGTAAGACATTAAACATTGCTCTTGCAGGTACCGGTGTAGGTAAATCATTGTTCATGTGTCATTGTGCTAGTGCATATCTAACACAAGGATTAAATGTACTCTACATCACATTAGAGATGGCAGAAGAAAGAATTGCTGAACGTATTGACGCTAACTTACTTGACGTATCTATGGAAGACCTACATGTCATGTCAAAAGATATGTACGATACTAGAATGAAAAAGATTACAGATAAAACATCTGGTCAGTTAATTATAAAAGAATATCCAACAGCCTCTGCTCATAGTGGTCATTTCAAAGCATTGATTAATGAACTTGCATTGAAGAAGAGTTTTAAACCAGATGTGGTGTTTATTGATTACCTAAATATCTGTGCTAGTGCAAGATTTAAAGGTGGTAATATCAATTCATACACAATGGTTAAATCTATTGCAGAAGAACTTAGAGGTTTAGCAGTGGAACATGATGTTCCTATCTTTAGTGCAACTCAGACTACTAGAAGTGGATTTACTTCTACTGATATTGGACTAGAAGATACCTCAGAATCATTTGGTCTACCGGCAACGGCAGACTTTATGTTTGCTTTAATTAGTAATGATGAACTAGAAGCCCTAGGTCAAATGAAAGTTAAACAATTAAAGAACCGATATAATGACCCTAGTAGTAACAGGTCATTCATTATTGGTGTTGATAGAAGTAAGATGAGATTGTTTGACGTTGGTCAAGTAGCTCAAAATATAGTAGATAGTAACCAAACGAAAGACCCATTTGAAAAGAAAGAGAAAGCATACGACAAATTCTCAGACTTCAAATTATAATATGACTAAAAAGAAAACTCAAAAAGTAAGATTTCATAAAGGTGATAGGAGACCAGGCTCGTTGGAAGAAGAACTAAAGTATATAAAGAAGTTAACAAAAAAAGGACGTAAGATATTGTGGCAGGTTGTAGAACAACCTAGTAACCTAATATTACGTACTTGTTTCTTTGAAGAAGACGCAGATAAACTTTGTAAGTTTCACAACAAACATAAGCTTTGGATTGTTTCCGGTGGTATTCCCTCATTCCTTTCACAAGGTAAATTACCTATAAAATAGACTTGCCAAACCACTAAAGTGTGTTATCCA